ATGAACCATTGACGCTTCTAATAAAATTTAATTGTTCCGTTGTATACATAGTTATAATCCGTTGCTTATTGTTTGATTAACTCTATCAGTTCTATTTTTAATAACTTCTTCACCTGTAGGAGCGACTTTCTCTAATAACCTAGATTGACGATCTGCTGCTTTGTTAGCATCTTCGAAATCAATTTTATCTTCAAATTGTAATTGTCCTTGTAAAACCTTAGCTTTTTCAATATCGACCTTTTGTTGCTCAATATTAATTTTTGCTTTTTCTGATTCCACTTTAAATTGAAATTCCCTATCTTTTCTTTCGCTCTCTGCTTGTGCTAGGATAACTTCTTGGCTAGGCTGTTCTTCTTCTTGCTCTTCTGGTTTAGCAAGTAAAAAGCCTTCTAAATTTCTACCTACTTTAAATGGTCTGGCAGCAAAGCCTAAAAACTCATTAAAAGCTTCGGGCTGTATCATTCCAGCTTGTAATAAAGGAAAAAATTGAGTAGCAAAGTTGGTGATTGTTCCTATAAATTCTATCCTATCTTGCTTTTCTTGTTGTTGGTCAACTGATATAGTACTGTCTGTCTCTATATCAATGGAAAAAGACCTTAACTTATCGTTAGTAAGCATTTTTTCAACCTTAGGAATTTGCCCAATTTCTATTGCAAAACCTTTTAACTCGTCTTGTGCAATTTTCATTGTCTTATCAAAACCTTTTTTAGCCTGCTTTTTTAACAACTCCACTTGCTCAACTTTTTCTTGCCCTTGCAAATTTTCTGGCAAATTAGAAATAGCCTCTTCTAGCAGTCTTGTTTGGTTTTCTCTTGTGTTGCTTGCTACAGATTCTAAATCGACAATTTGGCAGTTAGTGATTTTTAACAATTCTTCAATAGAATAATTTTCAGCGATCATTTCTGACATAATTTCGACGGTATCTTTAATTGCTGTTTCATTAGCTTTTTGTAATGGCTGTATCCTAGAAATAGCAAAATCACCTTTTAATCTTTGGGCTGTTGCCGTTTCGCTTGCTATACTAACACCCCTTACAATATCGGATAAGCCTGTGATCTCTCTAATGTTATTAATAACCCTTGCTTTTTGGTCGTTTAATTGTGCAATAGCATTAATAATTGGGTTAATATCTTTTGTAAAGATCATATCTTTAATATTGCCTGTGGCAATTCCTGATAACGGAGCATACTCTCCATCTTCACCATTTAATATATTTTTAATATCTTGCCCTTCGCTAATAGTATTATAAACACCGCAAACTTTCGATTGTTCTACTAATGATTTAATTCTTGCGTCTATAGTGTTTAATTCTTCCGCTTGGGATTTGTACATTCTATATAAAGGAATAGGCAAAATTGAGGAAGGGTCGCTATCTGATCCGGTAGGTCTTGCCATAGGAAAAAAGCCGTTAATTTCGTAAGGGTCTTCATCTACTTGAATAATTTTTTCTTGAGAAAACCACACAACTTGATTATTAACTTTATCCCAGATCTCCCATAGTTCTGCACTTTCTGGTTCTGCGTCAGTCATTAAAGAAGAGTCTAGTTTAATATCTTTGCCATTCTTACCAAATAATTCCACTAACTCATCCGCTGTTTTATAACATCTAAAAGCTACCCATCTTAAATCAGTCCAATCCGTTGCCGTTGGGTCTGTAATAAAATCTTTCCATTTTATTTTTTTAGGATAAATCTTTTTATTGGTATTGTCCACGACCTCTTCACCATCTTCCATTTCTATAATCTCACCATCTTCCATATAAACACGAATCAAGCCACGCCCAACGATTAAAAAGTCTTTTCTAGCTTTTGCAAATACATTGTCCGCCTTAGTTATATCTAGAAAATAAGTAACGGCTCTTTCTAGTATTTCACTAGTTATTTTCGCTATATCATCTTCGTCTTTAAATCTTCTGGTAATGTTTGGCTTTGGTAGTCTTGAATAAACCAAGGGAGCTAAAGTTTCAGTATTGGCAAAAAATACATTATATCTATTATCTGAACCGTGTTTAAAAGTATCCCTATAAATATCTTCGTACTTTTCTGCCTCTTCAAAATATTTCTCGTGATAAGTTAAAGAAGTTTCAATTTCTCTTTTCCATACTTCGTAAAGTTCCGATTTCTTTTTTGATTTTTTTTGTTCTTCGTCTGACATATTAAAATATTATGAATATATATAATACCTAGGTTATGTAAAATTAAATTAAAAGTCAATATTCTATTCGTAGCTTGTAACTTTCTTTCTAGTTCTAATTGTAGCAGGATTAAAGTTTTGATAAAAGTCTTTTTCTGGTGATAGTATAGCCTCTTTTACATCTATTGTAATCGGTCTTGCCATGCAAATATATCTTAAAACGTCCATCAAATGATCTTCTAAGCTGGTGTCTAAATCTTCGGGTTTTGTCTTATCGTATTGCATTATTGGCAACGTTCTAATTAAACTTTTACAATCTTCAGTAATATAAATTAAAGGGCTTCCATCCCTTCCTAAGAGTCTAGCTCTTATTTGTTGCCAGCCTGCAACTCTCTTATTGTCCGCTCTTTGATAGATACAACCATATTTTGCCAATTCTTCGGCTTGAGTCATGCCCATATTTTTTTTGCTTTCGTCAAATATAGCAGGATCCGCAACTTGATTATTCATAACCTCATAACCTTGCATCTGCTTAGTATTTTTACCAATCTCTGCTAGTTCCATTTTTACGCCTTCGTTCGGTTTTCCTGTCCAGCCATAATATTCCCTATAAATAATTAAAGAATCCCTAGGAAAGCAAATCTTTTTACCGCCTACATTTATTAAACTCCCATCACTTACAGCAGCCCACAACACGCCGAAAGGAGCAGAGTAGCCCCAGTCGAATCCCCTTATTTTATACCAATCCTCAGGAATATCGAAAGATGGTATCACGTGAATTGTTTTGTTAAACTTATCAAAGTAAGCCCCCTCTATTGCGTCCCAATCACCTTCTAGCATTGCTTTTGCCAACGCTCCGCCTAAGCCTAATAATTTAAATTTATATAATGGATCGTTCGTTGTCATTGTTGGATTGTCTGCTAGCTTCGCAGGGATAAACTGTCTTAACATACCACCATCTTCATCTTTCATTTTATAGATTTTTAATAACTCTTTTCCGTCTATAAATTCATTTTTAACAAATTCATGCCCAATTCCGCCAGGGTTAGAGCCACAAACTATCCTTGGCAATTGTCCAACCAAATTATTCGGCACTTCTAGACCTCCAAGTCTTACCCTGCCTCTTAAAAACTTATAAATATAATTTGTAAAATGTGTTAATTCATCTATTAATAAAATATTGATCTCCACGCCTTGGTATTTAATTACGTCTTTCTCGTGTTGGCAATGGCATAAATGAATTTTTGCACCATTCCAGAAAGTGATTTGTGCAGTTGAATAGTTTATTGAGCAGAGATTTTTATTTATCATTTCAGTTAAAGAGCTAACAAAGCCGCTTGAACCGTCTAAATGATTCTTTTTTAAATCTTCTGATAATCTTCTGAATAAAAATATTTGAACGTTAGGAATATGTATTGCGTAATAAATAGCTAACGCCCTCATACAATGAGACTTACCACCACCTGCAGCACCTCCATATAATATCTCCGTAGCTTCTGACGTAAAACAAGTTGATTGCCTCGGGTGTAAGTTAAACTTCATTTAATCGATTTTTATTGGTCTCCGCCCCGTGAGCGATGAGCATTTAAGCCTTGTCTACGGTGGTTGGTTTTTTTAGTCTCTTGGGTATTTTTTATTTATTTTTATAACGTACTTCATTGCACTTTCTAAACTGCTGAAGATGTGCGAATAGCATTCTGTAAACGGATAAACATTGACTGAGTAATAAAATACTGAAACATCGTAAAAAGAACACTCCTTAACGAACGGACATAATTTGTTGAGAGTTGTTTTGTAATCTACATTGTATGTTTCTTTCTCTTCGGGTGAGCATCTTTCATATATTTCTGACTTAAGTATCCAAAAATTAATATTGTCTTCTGTTTTTTTAAGAAAGAGGCTTTTAGGATTTTGTGCTGTCATTACTCTTTAGTAAGATTAAACTCAATATTTACCTTGTCGGCTGGGTTAGTAATCCCGATTAAGTCTTGTTTGTCTGCCCAACTACCATCAAATCCCCCTTTTCTGAATCTGTTCTTCATGTGAAAAACAAAAGCACCATTATTAAAATTGTCTATAGCTCCAACCATACCCTTACGACCTTTTTCTTCAAACCAAAGCTGGCTTAACACGTTTCCTTTTTTAATTGTGTCTAAAAAATCTATCTCTATTGGCTCCAGGTTCTCGTTATCTGATCTTAATATCCTGTAAAATGTTTCTCTTGTAATGTCTAGCTCAGCTATTGCTACAATATCACTTCCCCCTTGCTTATAACTATCTAACAACTTCTTTTTTAATTCTTCATTCCACTTCTGCGGGATAATTCTTGGTCTTCCTGACTTCTCTTTGTCTTTTTGTTTTTTGTTTACTGTCATAAGTGATTAATTAACATTGTTATACTTATATATTAAGACACTTTGCTAATTAGTCAAGTTACAGAAGGAATCACTTGTAAAGTAATTATTTACTACTAAAAACAATTATAATATTCTGATGCAATAGTCCATAAAAATTTATCTGCTATGTATCTTTTTTTGAACCACTCTTGGCGAGTTTCTTCTTGATTTGTTTCATCTAATATAAAAGTACAATCACAATAAAAATTATATAGATCATTAAGCATCAATTCTTTTGTTAACAATATTCTTGATTCGTTGTGTTGATTTTTATCAGTTAGATTTTTTAATTTATTTTTTAATTCTTTTTTTTCCCAGTCTTTTAAGATTCTCATAGTTTTTTGATTTGAGTTGTTTACAGAGTTAATGATATAAGTAATATATTTTAAAGTCAATAAGTTATTTTAATTTTTTTATTTTGCTTGTAATAACCTCTATTATTGAAATAATCATTATAGAAAAAACATAAACTATACACCAAGTAACAAACAAACTAGATGCAATAATAATTAATATAATTATACTTATTGTTATTATTATGTCTAGTAAAGCCTCATATATAGAGCTTAATATTTTTTTCATAATTAATTTATTATTTCTAAATTAACCCATTCATTAAGAAATATCTCTGTTTTCAGTATTTCTTCAATCGTTCCATTTATTCCCATATTATTACCGCAACCATCTTTAAATTGTATATTTTTATGATACTGACCAACTTTAATATTGTCAGTTAATCGTAAACACTCGAAAGTAATAGTGCCTTTTTCTATGTTGTTCGTCTTTACTGTGTATCTTACTACATTTTCCGTTAAATCTGATTTTTTAAATTGCATGATTAATTAATTAAATTGTTAAATTGTTTACAGACTTAATTCTATAAACAACCTCTTTTAAAGTCAAGAATTTAATTTAACTCTTGTAATTTTGGTAATATATAATTTTTGACTGCATAAATACAATTATTATTCCAAAGTCTCTGCCAACAATTATTATTTCTTGACCATTTAAAGCCGTGCCT